CTGGGCTGGTGACAAGGAAGCTTTCCCAACTGATGCTGCATATAAGTATGCTGTTGAAAGCGGTACTGCCAAGGCTCTGACTTCTGTGACCAACGGTGCTGCTAGCACTAACGGTACTTGGGTTCGTAAGTCTTCTTCTGCTTTGAGCTTAGGTATTCTGCCTATTTTCCACAGCTAATCACTAAAGGAAACACTTATGGCTCTCACAAAAGGTACTAATTCATACGTTACTGTTGATGAGGCTAACTCCTACTTTGCCGATAGGATTGACGTTGCAGCTTGGACTGATGGTTCTGATACCCAAAAAGGACAATCACTCGTTACTGCAACCTCTATCCTTGACTCTTTTGAGTGGAATGGTGTTGCTGTAAGTGATTCCCAAAGTTTGGCATTCCCACGTGAAGGCTCATATTTCGACCCTCGTTTGGGTATGGATATGAGTCTTCAGCATAATAGTGCTGTTAACAGAATTAACACGGCAACGTATGAACTAGCTTATCATCTTTTAAACAATGATGGTTTGTTAGATCAAACAGGTAGTGTAGCTGATCTTCAAATTGGTAATATTAAGTTAGATAAGGTTAGAAAGCCAGATACTCTACCATCTCATGTTAGAGCTTTGATCAGACCGTTATTGGTCAATCGTGGCGCTAGCATGTGGTGGAGGGCTAACTAATGAGTTATTCTAACTTAATCAATACCAATATTACTTTAGCTTTTAAGATGTTGAAAGATTTGGCAGTAGATGCAACAATCTTCAAACGATCAGTATCAGAGTTTGACTTTGGTTCTGGTGTTGCTGACCTTTCAACAACTTCAGTGGCTGTGAAAGTAATTGTAATTGGCTCTGAGAAAAAGTCTCAAGAACATAACACTGTGATTTCCCAAATCATGCTGCGTTCTAAAGAAGTCTTAGATGTGACTGCATTGGACAAGATTACCATTAATGGTGTATCTTGGAGATTCAGCAATATTCTGAAATCTAACGGCTATATTATTGTGGCTGCTATTGCTAAAGAGGTTTAAGATGGGTAAATACTTAGATCTCGAAAATGATATTTTTAGTATTATTGATGATGTCAAACCATTGTTAACAAGTACTAAAATTTATCCAGCAAACTTTGTATCTGTAAACCCTGGAACTAAATTCTTAAGGGTTTCAGTGATTCCTAGTGGTTCAGGTATTAACCTCAAATCAATATCTGGTTTGGTTATTGTAGATATCTATACGCCTGTAGGTGAAGGTCCAAGGACTACTTCGCTTATTGCAGACGCAATGGATCAATATTTAGTTGGTAAATCAGTTAATACATCAGGTAGAGGTGTTACCCAATTCGGTAATAGTTCCTTACAACCTGGCTCTATTGATAAAGACTCACCAACTCTGTTTAGATCAACTTACACAATCCCTTTTAACTTCTTCGGAGTTTAATAATGTCTCACATTACCTCTATTGGTGCTGGTATGTTCTCGGATATGGCTGTTTCTATGCCATTGACGCAACTGTCTAGCTCCGCTCTCGCCGCTTTGGATACAGCTTCTGAATTCCAAGCTCTCTTCGCTGACGAAATCGCTTCTGTTGGTGGCACGAAATCTACTGGTACTTTCACACGTATCAAGAACGTTCGTGAGTTCCCTTCTATGGGCACTCCTCCAAACATCGTTAACGTTCCTGTTTATGGTTCGAAAACTTCTCAACAGATTCAAGGTCAAGCTGACGCTCCTTCTATCGAATTGACAGTGAACTATGTGCCTGCTGACTGGGCATCTGGTACATTGTTGGGCGATGCTGTGGGTGACGGCAAGCAATACGTGTTCCGTTTTGTCTTGTTGAACGCTGAACCTTTGTTGTTCTCTAGCGAATCTACTCCTGCTAACGGTATCGGTTCTGTTGCTAACAGCCAATACTACTGGGTGGGTAAGATTGAAGCTCTCCAAGTGAACCCACAATTGACCGATGCTAACACTGCTACAGTGACTATCTCGATTCAATCTGAGTTCTTTGGTGCTTTCACTGAGTAATCAGTAAACCCTTATTGGGGAGTGTTCCTTGGTGAAGAACACTTAAATAATTCGCCACCAACTGGTAGTAACTGAAATAGTCCAGTGCGGGTGTCCCTAATATTATCCATAAGAATATTATGTCCGAAGATACATTAAAACCATTCAGCATGGGTTACGTTTTACGTACCACTGCTAAACATATGCGTAAAAGCATTGATATCAGTATCAGGAAGACTTTCGAGCGTGTACCCGAATTTGCAGATGATCAGGCTAAATCACAGGAAGTTTTCCAAACATTAGCATTTCTGCATACTATGAGGAAACAACTCGATGACTTCCAATCTCAACATTCCGAAAATTTCAAAG